GAGAGGGAGCCGTTAACCAAGTACACAAGAAGGTTGCCTGAGTGTATACACCTCACCTCCAAGGAATAACTCATGACTCAATTCATTATTGACCATTCACAATACTACCAGTTTACCGGGATATGTCCGTGGCACTGGTACGAGAATTATGTTACTAAACGTGTGCGGAGACATCTTGGCCAACGAGACGATCCTCTATGCATAGGAGCCTTAGTCCATAGTGGGCTGGAAAACTTCTATGCTACCGGCGATTACGAGATAAGCGAAGAGGTCATAAAGGAGTTTGATCCAACTAAGGACGCCCTGTTTATGGCACACCTTCTGCTGGACCAGTACACCAGCAACTATACTAATGACCCCGCTGCCAAACAATTCTCTGTGGAGGAGCCGGTTATCCGTCCTATTACCAAGGACTTAGCGTTGCTTGCTAAAGTCGATAGGTACTTCTATGTAGAGGAAGATGTGGAAATGCCTACGGGTTGGCAGGGTGACACGACACTTCTCACTAAAGGATGGTGGATCAAAGAGCACAAAACAAAATCCAGTTACGTCCCAATGCCCCTTTACATGAAGGGGTGGCAGTCGAACATGCAAGCTGACTTTCAACTCCTAGCCCTCAGTCACAAGATCGGGCCTGTTCAAGGACTGCTGGTGAATGTTCTTGAAAAGCCCAACATTCACAAACCAAAGCGGACCTGCAAAAATTGCAGGGTTATCCAGCCTTTCGACGCTTACACAATCACTCAAAAGGGCAAGTACAAGTGTCAGTTGTGCGGACATGAACAAGACTTTGCTCCAGTAAAAGAACCAAAGTCCGCCCCTAAGTGCAACTTCTACAGGTTCACAGTCACCAGGACCCAAGAGAGACTCCTCAACCAATCTCTGCCAGAAATCATTAAGGTAGCCGACACAATGATGACAATGATGAAAGAGGGTATCAGGAGTGTTCCGCCATGGCGGCCCAACTGTTCTACGTGGAGACAAACTTGCCAGTACTTTGAGCTTCACAATACTCAGGATGCCGTCATTCCATCTTCACATCCTGAGTTCGTTACGGTTGACCCAACCGCCTACATGGGACTCTCTTAGAAAAGAGTACAACAATGACCAACAAAAAAGATGTTCTCAAACTAGCCGACAAAGTCTCTTCAATATGTGACACCACCTACAAGTTAGGAGCAGAGCCTATTGACCAAGCACTCCAAGACCTGTCAGACATAAAGAAGAGCCTAGAGAAGGAGCCTGAGGAGTCAAGGGATGCCAAGTTAGCTCAAGCTATTGAGTACTTTGTAACTGACGTAGACTGGTCCAATGCTTGGCTTAGTGACAATCTTACACAAATAGAAAGTGCTGTCTCAAGGCTGCGAAAAGACTTAGATGAGATATAACTATGCCTAAAACAAAGTTCTTCGATGAAAAGTATGCCCTTGGAAGAGAGGTGTTGGTTGGCCATACTGATGCTCTGTCTTCTATCTTGGAGCACCTGGAAATTTATGCTGCTGGTCTAGGTGACAATACTAGACCTGTAGGCTCTTTCTTGTTGGCTGGCCCTACGGGCTGTGGCAAAACTACCTTGGCTAGAGTCGATTGTGGAGAGTTCCAGCAAAGCCATGAAGTAGCAAAGTTACTTGGTGCACCGCCCGGTTACTTAGGCCATAGAGAATCTCCTGCTTTACTAGGCCAAACTAGGCTTCAGCTACAAACCTCAGAGCACTCTCCAATCTCAGTTGTCCTGTTCGATGAGATTGAGAAGGCTGCTCCAGAGTTCCATGATTTGCTGTTGGGCATTTTGGATGCAGGCCGCCTAACCCTGGGAAACAACGAAGTAACCTCGTTTGCTTCTTCCTTGATTCTCATGACCTCGAACCAGGGCGTCAAGGACACTTCAACAAAGCTGAAGTATGGATTCACTCCAACCACTCTTTCCGAAACGGCAAAGAGGTCAATAATAAAAGCTTCCATCGAAAGATTCTTCTCTCCGGAGTTTAGGAATCGCCTCGATGGCATTTTAGTAATGAACCAGTTGAGCCGAGAGGAGGTAAAGGATGTAGTGCGCCACGAGCTAGCTGTTGTATTCGACGGGGCTCCTGTTGATGTCTCGATTGACGAAACTGTACTTGACAAAATCACCGACTTCGGGTATTCTGAAGAGTTCGGTGCCCGTCAAGTGAAACGCATCATCGAACAAAAGCTAGTCCATCCAGTAGCTCGCATCATACTGAACGGCGTTAAACCAAACCAGGTCGTCACTATTACAACGACACCGACAGGATTCTTGATTAAGACAACCGAACGAGAGTATGGCCAGCTTGCCGTTGGCCAAAATTCGTAACGAAAAGGAACTACCTATATGAGTAAGAAACTGTTTGCTGGCCTTCCAGTCCATTCAACAAGAGAAGTCTTCGGTCCGAACACCAAAGTCTGCATGATGGTGTACCAGGCTCCCAAGCGTGGCAAAACTACTTTTGCTGCGTCCCTAGACAAAGTCACAAAGAAGTACGACAACAAGCCGACGCTGTTTGTATCAATGGAAGCTTCAGACGGTGGCGGCACGCTCTCTCTCAAAGACTTGGACATTGACTATGTCCAACCTAGAACAAGGAAGGAGTTGGACGGAATCATAGCAGCTCTTCAACGTGACACCTACTATGGCGGCGTAGTAATTGACTCTGCTTCGGAGTATGTGAAGCGCTTCCTACAGCCCTTTGCCCTTCAAAACACTTTCCCAGGAGCAAATTACTACCCAACCCGTCAATACGGTGTCCCTGCTCGTAATGACTACCAGTTCATGGGAGAAGTAGGCCGTATCTTCTTCAACAGACTAATCGAGCTAACCTCAACTCCAGACTTGTCAATACGGAAGCACTTGATTGTCACCGCTCTAATCAAAGAGAAGTTCGACGAGAAAGGGAACTTGTATCGTGTGTGCCCGGATCTTCCAGGTGCAATGTCCGATTCTGCTACAGCCATGTTTCAGACTGTAGCCCAAATTGGGGTAAAGGCTCAAGCTGTTCCTGATCCAAACGATCCTACCGGGAAAAAGCGAAAGCGCGTTCACATGCACTTTCTTCGTACCAAGTCTGACGGCGTGGAAATCCTGGATGACCGCACCGGGATCTTCCCGAACAACTTCCCACTCACAGACCTTGACGGCAACCCGGTCGGGCTTGACAAGATCTTCGAGGAGTTCTGGATTCCAGCAGTGGAGAAAACGACGAAAGAACGACAAGACACTTGACAACAGCGAAACTTTGTGGTAGAGTAAATGACAGCGTTGTACAACGGAGAACAACATGGATCAACCTTCTACATTTGAACACCTTAACCTTCCTGATATCAATCCGGAGTTCGAGCCTATTGAAACCGGGATCTACAACCTTCGCATCATGAACATTGAGCGTCGCCCTTACTTCTACAAGGAAGATGACCCAAAGGTCATGGCTGGCGAAGCAATGGCCGGGGATGTGAAGGGCGATAGAATCCCTTACAGAGTAGTCATTATTGATCATCCTACGCTTTCCGGACGTTCTATTCGTGGCACATTGTGGCCCCGACCTGCAACGTTCAAAGCGCTTCGGCGCATTGCCGATGCCACGGGAATTGAACAAGATGGCGACTTTGACGATTGGCTCAAGAAACTCGACACCACTAAACCTTGCGTCACTTGCCAGGTAAGAACTACTGGCGAAGGCGAAAACGTCGAGGTTTCTGTGAACTGGTTCGAAGTCCAACCCTACACAGAAGCCTCTGCACTCGAAGAGCCCACAGAATGACAGCGTTGTGTCTCCTATAGGGAAGGGGGTAGGGCTTAGCCTTACCCCCATTTTTTTCAAGGAGCTAAAATGGCTGTAAGTACACACAGATGTGAAGTAGTCCCAATCATACTGGAACCTCACCCAAACGCAACCAATCTGAGCATTGTCAAAGTCTTCGACAAGTACACGGTCTGCGTCAGGACCGAAGACTTTGCAAACGACAACAAGGGCATTTACTTTCCCCCAGATTCTGTACTCCCCCCTGGCTTCCTGAAAGACGGCAGAGTCACTGTTAGAAGATTCAGAGGCGTGATGAGCCAAGGCTTGCTAATGCCCTTATCAGCCTTTCCCTCCATTCCTCCGGAAGCCCCAATAGGCAAAGACTTTGCCAAAGTTCTAGGCGTAACTCACTACGAACCTCCACCGTTAGTGGGCAAACCTACCGCTGGAGAGCCTCCGCCGTTGACCGGCCCAACCTACGACATTGAAAACTGGCACAAGTACGCATCCTCTTTCCGAGACGGAGAAGAAGTAGAAATCTCGGAGAAGATCCACGGAACGAACTTCAGGGTAACTTGGCAAGAAGCCAAAGACGGCACTCCCAAACTCTTCGTTGCTTCCCGTCATAGGTGGATAAAACCTCCTGAAGACAACAAAAAGGATGCTTACCACCAAGCCCTTGAAGCAAACCCCTGGGTGAAAGAACTTGCCCAAAGATACCCCACCAAAATCTTCTACGGGGAAGTCTTTGGCATGGTCCAAACCCTCCACTACGGGGCAACCCCTGACAACCCTTACAAAATTGTGCTCTTCGACATTTACGACCCTCTTGACATGAGGTTCTTGAACCTAGACGAACGCAATTCAATCTTAGGCCTCGACCTCCAAAGAAGACCTCCAGTCCTTTACTTCGGCCCATACTCAACCCCTACCGTACAAAAGTACATAGACGGAAAAACAAAAGTCGAAGGTGCAGACCACCTTCGTGAAGGGATAGTAATCCGTCCTGTAGCCGAACGCTCCAATCTCAAACTTGACAGAGTCATTCTCAAGGCAGTAAGCCCCCAGTACCTCGAAGCGCAGAAAGGACGAAATGCCAAAAGTTGACAAGGCACTAGCCCCCTTCTTCGACCCCTCAGTAAGAAGCGAACTGAACAAGAACAGGCCTTCCTTCTGTGCAAAGTGCCCAATAGCCCACGTCACACTAGGCTACATCCCGCCCCACAAAGGAACCAGGCCAGAACTTCTAGTAGGCGAAGCTGCCGGTGAAGATGAAGTTTATGCTGGGCAACCCTTTGTTGGAGGAGCAGGCCGTTGGTTAAACTCCCTCCTACGAAATGCAGGCCTAGACAGATCTATCTTCCACATCATTAACGTAATTGGGTGCCGCCCTCCAAAGAACATTTTTCCCGGCGACCCCGACTGGACCTTCACATCCAAGGAAGACGCCTACGCAGCACTAAAGTATTGCCGAAACCACCACCTACTCCCATACCTCAAGACCCAAAAATGGCAACGCATAATCGCTTTAGGTAACAAAGCTCTAAAAGCCCTAACAAAGCGAGAAGGCATTCACACTTGGAGAGGTTCCCCTCTTCCCTTGGACTGTGGCTCTTTGCACTCCTCCAAACCCCTAGTAATCCCCACTATTCACCCTGCCGCCCACGCTCGTGACTCTAAACTTTTCTCGGTGTG